GTACCTTGAAGAATAGTTCTTAAAGCAAAAGTTTCATTCTGTTTAAGAATAGCAATTTTATCTGCTTTTTTATTTTGACTAGCAGCTTTTTTGATTACCTCAAAAATATGCAATGTAATTTTATTCACCATCATCTTCATCCTTTTTAATATGCTTCGAGTTAATCCTACACTGGATATAACCATTATAATAATCGTCTCTTAATAATACATCATATTCAAATTGCAACTTTGCTTCATGGTATGAGCATTCGCCTTTGGTCTTACATAACCTAAGGATTTCTCTGTAATATTTTTTAGCTTCTGGGTCTGGTCCGTAATTTGCAACTTCTTCTTTGAGTTGTGCATTAGAACCATAGTAACTTCTCCAATCGGATTCTTTAGTTACATATTTTGTCTTAGTACCACCGGCTTTAGTTTTTACTTTGGTTTTGCGTCGATTCCAAAACAGTTTTTTACCGATATACTTTTTATTTGTATCTAAGTCTTGAATACGATAGACAAATCCAATATATTCTTCCGGAGCACTTTCTGGCTCAAACGGTTTAAATTCATGATACCACATATATAAAAAAATAGCTCCAAGTTGTTCACCTGGAGCTATTTATCATTTTTATTAAGTTTTGATATTATTAGTTAGAAGTCGATCTCGCATGCACCTCCCGCACACGCAGCCGCTCCGAGAGTATCGACGTCAGTAAACTTCTTTTCAGTAAGCTCACCAATCCAATCAATCTGTTGGTATGACCTTTTGATCTTTTCCCATTTATGAATCAAGTGAGCATCCTTCAAACAGTATTCTGCCTGCTTAAGATCACCTTCCAAATACTTACTGGCAAACGCCTGGAATCGACGCACCCAATCTTTCTTCATAGTGTTCTTAGAGTTTTCTTGAGAAATATCCTCACCAAATCCTTGAGCTGTAGAACAAGCCATCCAAAGGTCTCCGAATGCCTGTAGGCCATCCACAACGAGACCAGAGGCTAATACAGAAGCCACTCCATACTTTTCAACCATCTTCTCAGCGTCGATGACTTCAGTGTTTGGCGCTTGATTGAAATCCTTATCGCCAGAAGTAGACAAGAAAGAAATACCAGCAAAGCTATTCCTATTGCTATAAACATATTCTGCAACTTCGTCCCAATCCTCCACTAAAATTGTGTTTGACACGTTATGAGATACGGTTGGGTCTGCACAAAGTTCTTTATTCTTACCTGTATTTACCCAATGTTTTTGCGCTTTTCCTACAAGATCAAGGTGCTTAGGTCCAATCAGTTCATCTTTAAGAATAGAACCTGGCTTAGGTGTAATAGGGAATGATACAACCCAATCGCTACCAGCTGCAGACCAAACTGATTCTTCAACCATATCAGGATTAGTCTTAGCAATTAACTGTGCAATCTCAGACTCTTTATTCAACTGAATGTTGCGAATATATCTTTCAGCGTGTTCAGCATGGATTCCACTTGCTGTACCCAAGAGGACAGAAGCATTCCCGCTAGGCTTAACACAAGTAGTCCGAGCAGCAGGATTGATACCGATAAGAGCAGCAAGTCGAGCATTAGTCTCTTTAACAATTTTGGCACCCTTTTCCAAAATCTTTTCATCGAATAGTACATCAGGGTTATTCATCCATCCAGTAATCGATACACCAAGCAAAGCCTCGCGGTCAAAGATCTTTTTGGATGTATCTGATAAGAAATTAAAGTCAGTGTAGCCAGCCTGAAGAGTACCAAGGATCGATGCTGCTTCACATGCTTTATAGAATGATTCCTCATCTACACATTGTCCACCATTAATCTCTGTTAGGTTACAGCCTTGCCAGCCAGACTCGCCATCAATCTGTGGGAACATACCAATCTCTACACACGGATTGGTTGTATGCTCAGTAGATTCTACAAATACGAAACCTGGTTCACCAAACTGCTTAATGCTGTCCATGATCGCCATAAAGTCTTCTTTTTTGGTTTCTTTACGTACAATCACCGCAGAGTTATTAGAACGTGCACGCTGTGGGTTATCTACAAACCAATTACCAGTCTTTGCACTCATCATCTCTGTGTCAGTTGGTGAGAACAAACAGATAGTAGCAGAACGCCGCACACCGCCGCTCAGAACCGCGTCAGCACAATGCATCGCAATATCGTAGACATGGATTGGGCGTAAAGAAACAGGATTGCTTTTACCCATTACTTGACCTTGAATCAAGTACTCAATACGATCCAAAGCCATACGCAAACCGTCAGGACCAGGAGCTTTAAATCCACCAGAGATTTTAGCACCGCGCGGACGAATGTTTGTCAGGTCAAAGAATACACGCCGTCCTTCAAACTCAGGGTAGTTACCACCACCTACAAAGTATGAAGACATCAATACGTCCAACGCAGATGCCCAACCTTCAATTGAATCTTCTACAACATAACCTTTAGCCTGCTTCTTACGATCTACGACCTGAGGAAGCTTGTCTACATGGTGGGTTTGCACAGAAAAACCTGCACCTGCACCACACAAAAGAATATAGAAATATTCACCAAAGAAAGATGCGCGGTCTACGTATGAAGACGTACAGTTATACATTTTCATTTGATGTTTAAGCAGCTGGTCACCACCAAACTGTAAAGCGCGTTGCGCACCGAGTACACGTTTTTCTTTATATGCATTAGAGGCAGTAGCCATTTCACCTGCCAATGCCGTACTCATCTGATCTTTATAATAGTCCTTATGCATAGCCATAACACGGTCAACAGATTCATCCCAACTCTCATAGCGGTTTTCATCATCGATGTATCTGGAATATGAGTCGTAAAATTTAGTTTGAGACAGAAAGTCCCTCATGTCTAGACTATTGGTCATAGAACGTACCTCTTTTTATGCTTGAATTTTTAGAATTAGGTATTATATATCAGATCACGAAATTTGTAAACAGTTACTTTAATTTCTCAACTGCTCGTGATCCAAACCAGAATGAAATGATTGCTGCAAAGATAGACTGGGACTGTGGGTCCCAGATTACATCAGAAATTGCAGCCATATCCTGGCCGTTCCTCATCGCTTCCATTACAAGGACTATTTTATAGAAGAGAAAAAATCCAAAGAAACAATAGGTGATAATAGGACGTACGCCCTTTTTAAGACCTGCAAAGAACCCTGTCTCTTTAGAGATAGCAATATCATGTTCGATTAGACGTTTATGTTCTTCATGGTGAGCCATGTCTTGCAAGTGGTCGAACTCAGCGTCTTGCATCTGCATTTTAATATCTGCAGACATCTTCATCTTCGCTAGTTCATGCTTTTGCTCACGACCTTTATTAATCGTCTCCAAAATCTTTGGAGCAAAGGAAGTGCCGAAACCTAGAACAGAACCAAGAAGTGCAAACATATATTACCTTTACGATTCTTTAAAGGTTTTGTTTTTGAGCGTATATACGGTAACTCTATTGCTGGAGTCATCAATATCTACACTAAACCTCATTTTACTAGCAAACTTTTTTATCATCGTATTGTATAATCTAGCACGACTCAAATTAGTCGTGCTTTTAGAAGCGGGTCTTCCGTCAAAAGCAGCATCAAAAGTGTCATCTTCATATTCTTTATCTGCACTAAAAGTTACAGTTTTGATTTCATCTTTTTCTTTATCAATAATCATTTTCAGACCTTGAATTACTGTAGAAAAAATTCTAAATTGGTCACCTTTACCTGTTTTAGAGAACCTATTGCCTACCGAAAAATCTAATTCAAAATTATTTTTTCCGAGTCTACCAAAATTCTCTAAGCTTATACGAATTTCACCTTGAGGACTATCAGCTGTTAGTGAAGCCATTTTTCTATCTTTCAGGGCAATATTAATCTTTTTGAACTTGTAAGGTTTATCAAAAAGTTCATTCAAATATTCTTCACTTAGTTCATCATCTTTCTTTTTACGTCTCACAAATGCCTTAAACTTCATGTGTGTAGGAATCATTGCAACGCCAGCGGTCGTATTTGCTATTTCTTCTTCAGCCTTCTTTTTCTTTTTGGGCTGAATCTCTTTTAGAATCTTCTTTTTGTCAAGTGTGTTAACGTTCATTTCAGTTAGAACTTTTTCTACATTGACATCATAGTGTTCTCTCAATAGAGCTAACGCAGCAATATACGAAGCGAGCCTGGACTTACCGCCAGGTGCAGTTTCAATCAATCTTTTTAAATTAAATACAAGTCTATGAAACAAGTTAAAAGCGTTACGCTCTTCCTGGTTTTCAACTTTTTTGTCTTTTAGACGTTTACCTGTTTCATCGATGATTCCAAGTTTATATGCCTCGGTCTCTCTAAATGGAGTTACCAAGAGCTTTAAGAACCTATAGGTATAAATGGTATCTGCAATTGTTGATACAGCCATTAAATATTCCTTAAAACTTTTACAACTTTAGGATCCATATCGATCCCGGTTAAATCATCTGGTAAAATATATTTTAGCTTTACCAAAAACGGTTTTATTACAGCCCAGCAATTATACTCTATTTTAAGAGCCATAATCTTAATACCAATATTTATAGTGAACACATTACAAAACACAATAATATGGTTCATTAATAGTCGATCAGATAAATCCCCAGTGTCATGGTACCGATTAATGAGTCTTTTAATATACTTGATACGGTTCAAGTCTTCATAAAACTCATCAGTACTAGAGCACTGGGGATTACTATAATATTGTGCAGCGACGATAATATAATTTTCTTCAGTTACGTCGACATGTTCATTGAATATTTTCATAATTTAGATTTGGGATTCAAGTTCCTCGATCATTTTAGCTTTGCTTTGAGACGTACTAAGATTAATGCCATGCTCTAATGCAGCGTGTTCTGCTAGCTCAGCCTTAGTCATACTATCATGATCGTGATTTACTGGATCAGCTTCAATAAGTGGCTCTAGTGCTTCCTCTAGATTTTCTAGAATTGGATCAGCTTCAATAAGCACCTCTGGCGCAGGTGCAGAGGTAGGCTCGGAACCTGCCATATATTTTTTATATTCCATAATATCAGAATTAGCCAGTCTGCGTACAATGATAATCTTTCCTGTATTTGGATGTGCCCAACCTTGTGGGGTTGGTACTGCATCCTTACATCCTTTAGGTGGTTTAATCATAGTCTTATTCTCCAGAAAGTTTCATTTTAGCCAGCGCAGCTCGCATGCCATCAATTGGGTTTGCAGGAATAGGATTAACTGGTTTTGTATCACCAGCAGTCTGGTCACCAGGTCTAGCAGGAGTTTTGCTTAATGCTTCGTATTTATTCTTCTTATAAATCTCTTCAGCGTCAAGGGCAACTTCCATGTTATGCATATTTACGAAGTCTTTCTTCTTACCCATTGGGATGCTGCCTTCGCCATTGTTCATCTGCTTGTCAAAAGTATCAGATGTTGCTTTTGTTGGACGATGCTGTGCGGTACCAGCGGCTTCTTCTACAGACTCTTTGTTGGCAATACGATCTCTAGCAGCTAATTTCTTCTGAGCCATATCTACACCAGAATCACGCTTTTTATACTTAATAGCGTTTTTCTTCATTGCTGGAGTATCAGGAGCAAAGTCATGACGGCGTCGAGCGGCATTAGAGTAGCTGTCACCAGCCTTGTCTCTTTGCTTAGAAGCTTTCTTTGCATAAGATTTCATTGTCTTAGTAGAAAGCTCATCAACTTTTGCTTCTTCTACTGGCTGCTCACACTGGCACTCGCCATCTGGTCCACACTCAGCACAACCAGCAGACTCATCTACCTTCTTAGCAGTGTCATGCTTCATAGTGGCTTTGTATTTCTTACCACCAAAGTCAAAGTGGGACTTACCAGCTTTCTTAGCAGCTGCAGCTGCACCCATAAAGTGCGATACGTCGTCATCTAGGATCGACTCTGGCACCCATGCAGCACGTTCAACAGACTCGTTTTTTCCTACATGTTGTAAAACTTTGTCTATAACCCGGTTTCGGTTATCCCTATGCTCGGGGTCGCCTTGAAAATGAGTTTCTTTGCCCTTATGAAGAACTTTGTAACTATTATGAGTACTTATAACTTTAGTATGTTTACCTATATCAAAGTGATCGTGCTTTGAGCCATCAGGTCCAGTTTTTGTTGAATGGATATGACTAATTCCACTTTTATTAAAATCTCTCTTCAACATACGAGAATTTGTTTCTCTTCTGTCATCCAAGCGAGATTTAGCAGCTTTTGTATTATAAGCCACTGCCTCTGATTGATTCTGTGCCATTTCCATCAAGGCTTCATACATAGATTTAACAGACATTTTTTTATTCCTTATTACTTATTGAACAGGTAGGTGATTAAGGTGCCAAAACCACCCACCACGCCTGTAATGATTATCCAACTAATTCTATTTATAATATTTACAGTTATCTGATTTTTTTGAAC